CTATTAGCACTTTTGATACGGCCCTTTTTGCTGCCGGTACAGACTTCACCGGTCCCACAAATAGAATCTCCGCGCAGAAAGCTATTATTGCATTTAGTATTGCGGACAGCGATGGCGGTGAAAAGACTACATTCGTACCTGCCGGTTGTTTTGCCAACGAGTTCCGTCTTATTGAAGCAGCAGAATTTGTATGCTTCATGGGTGAGCCGGGTACAAATGGCCGTTACATCAAAGTATACAACAGCAGCGGAACACTCGTAGACACTGTACAGCTTGCGACAAGCAACACTGGGTCAGACTATCCGACCAAGTTTCAGCTTATCTCAAGCACGACTACAGACCCCAACTTAACCGGTAACGCTAAAAGCTATGCGCTTACCGCCGGTATGCGGTTTGTCTCAGAAGTACCTGTTGGTGCTATCGTAGAAGATGACAATTTTGACAACGAAAACAACCTTTTCGGTCTTCGGTACTTTGGTGGTTTTGTCAGTGGCGCAGCCACAGTAAGTCTTACTGGTGTCGCAGCAACGGGTGCTATACAACCTGTAGCTACAACTGGTTTTGAAATTGACATTACTGAGATACTGGCCAGTGTATCTGCCACAGGTTCAGTTGGTACTGTCGAAGCAAAAACACAAGAGGCACTTGGAAGTGTCAGCGCAACAGGTTCTGTAAATACTGTTACTGTCAATATCCTTGAGGCACTTAACAGTGTATCCGCCACAGGCGCAGTTGGCACATTTACAATTGCAAACACTGCAGGTGCTACAGGCGTAAGTGGTACAACAAATACACCGGCAGTACAGCCTAACGTCACAGAGATACTAGCAAGCGTTAGTGCTACAGGTGCAGTTAACTCAGTTGTTATTAATCGTGTCGCATTAATTAGTGGCGTAGGTGCAACAGGTTCGGTAAACACTGTCGAGCCTAAAGTTACTGAGATACTTACAGGTGTAGGTAGTACAGCATCTCTTGGTAATGTCACTACTAATGTTTTAATTCCTGTAACTGGCGTAGACGCTACCACATCTCTTGGAACTGTTGAAGCACAATCAACAGAAAGTATTACAGGTGTATCAGCCACAGGCACAGTGGCAGCGGTACAACCTAATGTAATAGAACGTGTTACGTCAGTTTCGGCTACAGGTGCAATTAACACTGTTAATATATCAAACAGTGTAGCATTAGCTAGTGTAGATGCCTCAGTCGCCACAGGTTCTGTTCAACCAAATGTAACAGAATTACTTACGGGCGTAAGTGCAACAGGCGCAGTTGGTACATTTACGATAGCCAACACAGTAAGTCTGACAGGAGTATCTGCTACAGGCGCAATTGAAAACGTAGCCACTACAGGCTTTGAGATTGACATCTCAGAAGTTCTTGAAAGTGTATCAGCTACAAGTGCTGTAGGAACAATACAAGTTAATGTAGCAGAAGTTCTGGCGTCTGTATCTAGCACTGGTTCTGCTAATGATGTTGGAGTAAAAGCTACTTCGACAATAGCTGTAGATGGTGTATCGGCTACTGGTTCTGTCAACACACTAGAAGAAAAACCGACAGAGATACTGGATAGCGTATCCGCTACAATATCAGTAAACTTCGGTCAGGTCAACGTAGCTGCCATTATCGGTGGCGTATCAGCTACAGGTGCAGTAGGTACTGTAGAACAAAAGCCTACTGAGATACTAGAAAGCGTCAGTGCTACTGGTATTATCGGTAATCCGTTAGTTAGAGTAGTTGTAACAAAAATAATAAGTGGCGTAGCTGCCGTTACCTCTATAGGCACGTTCACTATCTCAAACACTGTAACACTGACAGGTGTTGTAGGAACGACAGCAGCAGGTCAGACTACAGAGACTGGTGTTATCTTTGACTTCGGTGCTGTACGTGACCTATACGATAGAGACAGAACAGTATATGTACCACGCAGAAGTACGTCACAAGAACGTGAAGCAGAAGTTGCAGTTGTACCCCGTACCGCATATGCAGCAAGGCGTACTACGTCAGCAGATCGAACTGTCGTAGTGGCTGCAGAGAATAGGGTAGTTTATATCCCAAGACGATCAACAAGTGCAGAAAGAACAGCGGAAGCTGCATAGGAGTATACCATGTCATTTAGATGGCCTAACAAAGACCCGGACGAACAGCTTGACTACAGCATGGACTGGTCACGTTTTCTTGCTGGTGCAACAATCAGTAGCGTCACTTGGTCTGTAAACAATTCCAGTGGTGTAAAGACTTCGATTGGTGCGGGAGAAACTGTTAACGGTATTCAGAATGTATCTCAGACAATTAGCAGCGACAGCAAGACCGCTACGATTAATCTGGGTTTGGGTACTAATAACTTAGAGTACACGTTCTTCTGTAACATCGTAGATTCAACGGGCAGTCAGGCAGAGCGTTCTGTAAAACTTAGAGTGAGAGACAAATAATGGCTTACAATTATCTTGGACTTGTCAATCAAATTAACCGTAGATTGAATGAGGTAGAACTGACATCAGCTAACTTTGCTACAGCTACAGGCTTCTACTCACAGGCAAAGGACGCTATCAACTCTTCCATTCGATACATGAACCAGTCTGAGTTTGGCTGGCCATTCAATCATGTCGAGCAAGAGGACGTACTGACAGCCAACACCACACGCTATGGTTTTCCTGATGACGCCAAGCATATTGACTTTAACAGCTTCCGTATCAAAGAAGACTCAGCTATCTCTGCTGAGACACGTAAGATAGGAAACATCGCATACGAAGATTATCTTAACAAGTATATTCGCTATGAGTACGACGAAGATAACGCATCCTCTGCAGTACCTAACTATGTGTTCCGTAGTCCTGCAAATGAGTATGGCATGGTGCCGCCACCAGATAAAGCATATACACTTGTCTACGAATACTACCGCATTCCAGTTGACCTTGAAAGCCACGACGATGTGCCATCTATTCCAGAAAGGTTTGCACATATTATTGTAGACGGCGGTATGTATTATGCCTATCTGTTTAGGGGAAACTCGCAAGACAGTTTGATTTCAAAGGAAAAATTTGAAGAAGGTATCAAGAATATGCGTAGCCTTCTCATCAATCGGTATGATTATGTTCGTTCTACTTTTATTCCAAGCAGCGTATCCAGCGGCAGATTAGGTTCAGCAACAGCTACACCCGGCGCGGCGTTCGATTAATTGCTTGACAAATAAAATTTTTTGTATATAACTATATAGGAAAGACTTACAGATGGCGGACGCATGGCAAACATATCCGATTGAGTTTCGTGGTGGACTGATCACGAATCTGAGTCCGCTTCAGCAGGGTTTGAATGCACCCGGAACTGCTACCGTACTGTTAAACTTTGAGCCTTCTGTTGAAGGTGGCTATCGTAGAATACTTGGATTTCAAAAGTTTGATAGCAACGCACTGTCCAATACAGGATTTGTTCGTGGATTATTCAGATACGATAATCAGGTATACGCAGTAAGAGGGGATGGTTTGTTTCGTTCAACTGGTTCTGGTTGGACTGAGATTACAGACAATGCTACATTCAGTAGTGCTGGCATTACGATTGGCGGTTCTGGTAAGGTAAGATTTGCAGCATACGACTTTGACGGTACAGATAAGTTTATGCTCGTGGATAAAACAGGCAAACCGTTTACATTTGACAATTCGACATTTAAGCAGCTTACAGCTTTGTCGGCAGACTTTACAGGTTGTTCGCATGTAACTATTTTCAAGAACCACATCTTTCTTGCCAACGGTAACAACTTACTGTTCTCTGCACCGTATCAAGATGAAGACTTTTCTGTAGCAAACGGCGGTGGGATTATTAATGTAGGTGATTTGATTACAGATATCATCGTATTCCGTGATCAACTTATCATCTTCACACAGACTAAAATTAAACGATTGGCTGGGAATAGTGTATCAGACTTCCAGCTTATTACTGTATCAGAAGACTTGGGTGCAGTTGAGTTTGATACGGCACAAGAGATTGGCGGCGACGTAATGTTTCTTGGGCCAGATGGTCTGAGACTTCTTAGTGCAACAGATCGTATTGGTGACTTCGGTCTGGCTGTTGTATCCAAAAAGATACAGTCTGAAGCTACGAACTTTATCAATAACTCTAACTCGTACGCCAGCCTAGTCATCAGAGAAAAAAGTCAGTATAGAATATTTGGATTTAACTCTGGATTTACTGACGATGCGGCACTAGGTTTGCTGGGAACACAGTTTGCAGAACAGGGCGGTCAGGATATGGCATGGTCTGAACTGCGTGGCATTAACGCATATGTAGCGTACAGCACATATGAAGATGCCAGAGAGTACACATTCTTTGCAAATGACGACGGATATGTATACAAACTTGAAAACGGTAACTCTTTTGACGGTTCCAATATTGTAGCAAGTTTCTCTACTCCTTACCTCTCGTTCCAAGACCCACGTGTGCGTAAGACTTTTTACAAGATGTTTCTCTACACTGATCCAAAGGGAAGTGTCTCGTTTGATGTGTCTTTGAAGTTAGACTTTGACAGACAAAATACTGGGCTTATTCAACCCGCATCGATTACACTGTCTAACTCTGTAGATGACATCTTCTTGTTTGACGATCCAAGTTCTTTGTATGGTGCTGCGACATTTAGTAGTGGTGACTTAGAAAGTCAGTTTGAAACACAGCTAATTGGGTCAGGATTTACTGCAGCTATTCAGGTAGATTGCAACAACATAAACCCACCATTCACATTGGATGCTGTAACACTTGAATATGCTATAAACGGAAGAAGGTAAAACAATGGCAGGATATACTAGACAAGCATCCGGCAATATCCAGACTGGTAGTGTCATTTCGGCTACTGATTTTAATGCTGAATACAATCAAGTGGAAGCAGCATTTAACGCCTCTACTGGACACGTGCATAACGGTTCAACTGGAGAAGGTGCTAGAATCCTAGAGGTTGGACCTAACGGTGACATTATCACTAGTGCCACTGCTGTAGTACCTTTGACTACTGACACAATGAGTCTTGGCTCTCCTAGCGTACAGTTTAAGGATGTATACATTGCTGACGACAGGGCTGTGCAGTTTGGTGATACCCAAGATGCTACAATCAAGTATGACGAAACTACCTCTGATACTCTTCTGTTCGGTGGTGCCAATGTACGTATCGGCAACACAAACAATAAGCTAGAGTTCCGTGACTCCGCACTGAGCATAAGTTCATCTGCCGATGGTCAGCTTGATATTGACGCTGACACAGAAGTAGAGATTGTAGCACCTACCATTGACCTA